GTCAATACTATGTCGCTATCTACCCATAGAATCCAATCAAAGTCTGTCTTGTCATACCAGAAGTTTAACGCTTCTTGGCGTTGTCTTCCAATCTGATTACCCTGCACACGCATGGCTGACTTGATAGGAAGAGTGGATGTTAGTGCTGCATACACAACACCTTCAGTAAACTTGCCATCTGTTGACCCACCATCACACCAACATAGAATGATTTGGTCATTCCTCTGTGCTGTCATCTGTGCTTTCACTTGTGGGTTCACTGCTTTCTTTTTTGTTGTCTTGCTCATGATATGGCTTCCACCCTCCTAGGTGTTTGATTAATGAGTTGAGCGCACGCTGCACCTTCATGCGTGCTCCATCTGGTGTGCTTTCCATTTCTTTGGAAAGTACTGCCCAGTCTGGTGAGTCTACGCTAAAGCGTAGTCTAAGTATATTTTGCTTAGCATCTGTTAGTTTATAAAAACCAGATGCAATGTCTGAGCGTAGTGATAGCCAGTTGTTTCCATCTGACAATGCACCTCCACCAAACTTGGCGTTAAGGTCTTGAATCTTGGTAGGGATTTCATACGTTTCCCCAATGATTGAAGGTAAGAATGCTTCAACTACTGATACATCATAATAGTACAAGTCGGACATATCGTATCCAACTTTTTTAGCCTTTTCTTTTTCACAGTATGTAATCGCTGCATTGCGCAGCGACTTTGCAATTAACTTGTCGCGGTCTTTTTGTGGTAGTGCAGACCATTCTTTGTACTTACGGGGATGACCGACAAACCATACCCACAACTCTTGTCCTATATCATCACGCTCTAACATACCGTAACGCTTTGAATATTCAGATGAGAGTTGCTGTACTAAATCGTTGTACTCTTCAATGTAATTCATTAAGGAATAATTACCTCACCATTAACAATTGGTACTGCAAATGGTGTTACCTTGCGGTTGTGTTCAACAAGAATACCCATACCTGTCTGCCAGTTAGCAGAGCCTGATGTAAGATAAGATGCCTGTTTAATGTCCATCATGTGACCCACCTCTAACCCGTATAAAGTACTGGTTTTTCCGTAAAATCCTGAGGTTTCATGCTGTAATCCAACGCGGTGTGTGTGTCCACACACTACTGATTTGCCTAATCGCTTTGCTAAGTTTAATGCAGTGGCTCCTGGTGCACGGTTAAGTGCGCCTTCATCACCGTGTGCCATTACCCAACCAGGTAACAACTCATGCATCTTATGTAAGTAATTAATCTTTAACTTGCTGTAGCCTAATAGTTCCTCAATCTCTAATGACTTGAGTGACATAAATGCTGGCGCATACTTGCGTATGTATGTATCTATACGGTCAGTATGATTACTGCGTTGAATGTAAAATGGCTTGTTACCCAAAGCCTTGCGGTAACGAGCCATAATGTCGTGCGTTAAATCAATACTATCTTGTAAGGTATCGGCATATTCTCCTGCCATACCTTTGTTCCAACGTGATGGTTCTGGTGCATCTAGTTCATCTCCTACACACCAGAGTTCATCTGGTTTATAGTCTTGGATAAACTCTAGTGTGGCATCTACAGTTTTATCGTGTTGATACGGTATCTGTAAATCGCTTAATACGACTACTCGCTTCACATCTATTCTCCATTCGGGATACCTTCCCACTGTCCGCGTTGGACTAGTAACCCGATTATGGCATAGTTTGCAAGGTCAATCAGTGTATCTTCAATACTTTCGTAGTTGGGCGTGTCGTTATCTCCAAGGTGAGCAAGCCGTGCCAACTTGTCATACATACGTACACGCAACCCATTCATTGCACCACCAGGTGCACCTGCTATGTTCATTGGACCATAATCTTCATGCTTTTTATATAGGATTGTAAGTAACTCTAATGTAATTGCTTTGGCATCTTCAAGATTCTTCATTTAATATCTCCTTCATGTGGTCATCAAAGTTAACCATTGCTTCTTTGATTGAGAACTCTTCCCATACTTCTTCCGCCTTGCCAAACTTACTGGCTACTAGGATAGCAGCCAATGCTGTAGTACACATCTTGGCATCCTCTAAGTCACCCTCTACAAGGGTGTCATATATATCATGCAATGCACCGACTACATCAAGCAGCCTGTCTTCTGATACTGGTATTGCAATTGCAAAATCTAAATGGTCAACGTGTTCCCAAAACGTATGGTCAAGCGGGGGTAACGCACTCTCTGATTCGCTCATCTAGCCACTCACTTCCTTGTTTAATCATCATGCTGTTGACATCTTCACCGTCAGGCATGCTGACAATGTTGACATTGCCTAACTCTCTACTGATTTTTTTACCAAACTCTAGCCCTGCTGCATCACCATCTGCAAGTACAATAACTACATCAAAGTCGTCAAGTATTTTTGCATAGTGTGGCTTCCAGTTGTTAGCCCCAGGTATACCAACAGTAGGATGATTAGTTTTAACTGACATCATAATGCAATCGAACTCACCTTCGGTGACGCATATGTATTTGTCTGCAACAAAACACGCTTGCGTGTTAAACATAGTTGTCTTGGCACCTACTAGTCCCATGTACTTAGGGTCTTCGCTATGCATACCACGGAATCTAATATCAACTACACCTGACGGTGTAATGTATGGGATAGCAAGCCTGCCTTTGTAAGGCTCATGTCCTGGAAGCGGTTCGTCTACCACCCCCAGATGAAAGATGTTTGCCTCGTCTACCGAGAGTTGACGGCTTGCCAGATATTCCTCTGCGAGATTTATCTTGGCTGCGTATCTCTGTGTTGCCTGAAGCAAGAACTGACGCTGCGAATTTGATAGCCTCACGATAATCACCACCTTCTTTGTACATAATTAGGGAATAAGTATCGCCTTTAACTCCACAACCGTGGCAGATAAAGGCGTTCTTATCAAAGTTTACTGCTGCTGATGCATGACTGTCTATATGAAACGGACACTTCATCTTGCGCCAACCGCTGCCCGTTGCTGGCACGGTGGCGCCTATGTAGTGCAGGTACTCACCAATGTCAGGCTTGTCCCTTTCCAATTGCTCTCCTTAATAAATCTACATATACATAGCCAGGCATGGTGCAGTACCAATCTTCAGGGCTTCCCCTACCCTTACGTTTGTGCCACACCACGCCTGTCCATGCGTTGTCGTTAGCCATCTCGACTATCAACTCTTCTGTCCAACCCGCCAAGTCCATCTTGGCGTGGTTCTTTATCTCTATTGTAACTCCAGGTATACCTGAGATGTCACCTTTGTCTAGGGTTGCACCAGCCAAACGCCTGTCTACATAAGGAAACCATTGCTTGAGATACTTAACTACATCTCGTTCGGCTTCTGAACCTTTTGCTTTGGCTGCACTACTCATACCTTCATCTCCACCTGTCTGTAGTCTCTGACTACATCTTCAAGATACATAGATGCTGGGTCAAATGATAGTGATACATATGTGTTACCAGTAAAGTCTGCTTTACCGTAACGATTCTTAACAGGGGCTACGCATAGGTATGCGTCTGGTCCCTGCATCATCTGTCCTATTGTCAACACCATAGCAGGTACCTGACTAACCATACCCTGCAACGCTGAGCGTGGCTGACATGGGAAACCTTGAGCACCTTCTTTAGTATGGTGTAACACTAGTACACATGCATTGGTATCTCTTGCAAGATACTTGAGTTCTTTCATAACCTGTCGCATAGCAGCAAACTCTTCGCCACCATCAACAGCAATGTCCATAAGGTTATCTACTACGATAAGCGTAGGACTTCTACCCCACATAGTTTCAAATGCAGATACCTCTGCATCTAAATCATTAAGGGTTGGACTGGGTTCAAACGACCAGTACAAATTAGAGAACTCTCGTAAGAGTTCTTCTGCTTTGGCTGGTTCTGTCTTAAGCATATGTTCTGCATGCGCTTGACTTATCTTTGCTTTCATAGCAAGTAAACGCATAGCCATAGTGTGTGCATTAGTATCAGCAGAGAAGTATAGTGTTGGTTGTTTTAGTCTTGCTGCAATATGTAATGCAATAGATGACTTACCTGCGCCAGGAGTACCAGCAATTATTGATACTTCTGCACGGCGTAGGATAATGCCTTCCCGTTGGAATGCCTGAAAGGGTGGAGGTAATGGTTCTCCTCCAACTTCAGGCTTGCCAATACTACGGCGTAATGTTTTCATTATGCCTTAGTTTGGTCAGGTACGAATGAGTTCCACTCAGGTGAGTTTTGTTTAACATAAATGTTTGGTGGCTGACACTTGCTTGGGTCGCCTTGTTTAGCAGGGCAGAAGTGTCCTTTATATGGACCAAACTTACCTGTTAGTCCGTGGATACGTGTCATTGTACCGTGAGGGCAAGTGCGTGAACCTGCACCCATAGATGGTACAACTGGTGCATCAAATGAAT